AGCAAAGTCTGTGGCCTGACTAGTCGAAGCATTAAAAGTATTGGTTTGTAATGTCCGGTACGGCTTAACCGCGCCAGCCTGTGTCACCGTCTGAGCTGCATAACTTTCAGGATCAACCGTGACCTGTGTGTAGTAGTTGTCCGCAAGGCTTGTAAAGTCAATCTGGTCGTAAACCTGATTAGTGGCATTGTTCGCTGTGTCGCTGAAATTGACTGCGGAGACTGTGTAGTCAAAAGGTGACACCACAAGCACCGAAGTGTTTTGTGCGTCAATCATGCGTGAGTTAGTCGTCATTAGTGATCTGTTAAGCCAGTCGCCCCAGGTGCCTGACACGGTTGTGCCAGCCATGTCAGGGCTAGACGCCAGGCTGTAAAACATGTTTACGCCTGATTGTGTTGAGGCCGTATTTAACTGAGAAGCAAAAGAAGCAGCGCCCATTGCGTAGCCACCACCTTGTGCACGACCCAATCGAGCAAAAGAACACTCAACCGAAAAGTCTAGAAAGTCAGCATTACCAACACCGCCTACATAGGGAATGCCGTACTTAGCTGAAACATTGTTAATTGTTCCTATCAACGTGTTTTTACCTGATGTTGTATTAACAATCTTTACAAACGTGCCAGTAACTAAAGAAGCAATTGGCGATGCAAAACCTGTGGGGTAGCGCAAAGACACAGAAGCAGTAGAAGCGCTGTACTGGCTCAACTGTTCCTGACGGCCAATCTTGACAGTAATGTTTTGAACATTTGTTAATGCCGTATAAGTCACATTGTCTGTGCTATAAGAAACTGTGTAGGTCTGAATAGCCATTAGTAAATATTGCTCACTGCAATCGGTACGGAACCGTTTTGACGCATATAAGTGCGTAGCGCGTTTACCACTGATTGTGGGTCGCCGCCATTGACGTTGATAGTTACGCCACCGCCCATGCCACCCATTTTAGATAACGGAATAACAGCCTCAGGGCCAGCCTCGCCAATAAGAGCAAAAGTAGGGCTAGTAACAATTCCACCGGTAGCCATTGCTTTATAGTCAAGTCCTGCAGGGTTAGCGCCACCAGATGCACTACCTTCACCACCTAAACGGCCAAGGCTAATCTGGCCAAGCGAGCCAATATCTTTGCCTGGCTTAATCAAGTTGATGCCCTTAATAACTACGTTAATCATTGTGATAAACGCGTTAGCCATAAACTCAAAATTGCTGGCAACTTGGTTTATTACTGCATTAACTACAGCGCGAAAAGTGTCAAACTTTTTGTAGGCCATGACCAAGGCAACGCCTAAAGCGACAATGCCAGCCGTGATCAGCACTGCAGGGTTTAACGCCATGGCTGCATTAACCAAAACAACAGCAGCTGCTAAAGCACCGAAAGCAACAGCCACAGCCGTGATAAGTGTCGGGTTGTCTTGTGCCCACGTGGCGAACGATTGCAAGACCGGCAAAGCCTTTTCAAGTATCGGCAAGAGTGCAGCGCCAACACCTTCTTTGGCCTCACCAAGAGCAACACCTAAACGCTTCATCGAGCCTGCAGCAGTGTTAGCAGAATCAGTAGCAGCACCACCAAAAGTCACAGCCATTTCAGCCATAACTTCTTCCATCGATGCGCCGTCTTTAATCATCTGGCGTAGCTCTGGCGACAGTTTCGCTAAGGCAGTCATGTTGCCGCCATACGCCTTTTCCATGGCCTTAGTGACTGTCTCTAGGCTGATGCCTTTAGCAGCTGCAATGTCCATAGACAAGTTGGCGGCCTTCTGGGCTTCGTCAATGTCCATCGTGGCGCGTACCAACCCAGCCATTGCCGGGCGTAGCTCGTCATCCGTTACGCCTTTAAGTTTGCCCTGCTGAGTTATGTATGCCTCAACACCAGCGATCTGTGCATCAGTAGCTGCAGTGGTTTTTTGTAGCTGACGCGCCAGCATTGCTTGGGCTTGCTCATCTTCCATAGCACCCTTGACAGCATCACCAAGGCCAGCAACTAAACCACCAAGCGCAACGGCTGCATATTTGTTTGCTTTGCCCAGCGCGTACTTTGCTTTGGCTTGCGCGCCTTCTAAATCCTTAAAACCCTTCTCGGCTTCTTTTAATCCCTTTGGATTAAATTGCGTAACGATTGGTAGGTAGATAGCCATTAGCCAGATGTCCTTGCTTGTAGTGCTCGATTAGCGTCAGCGATAACTTCATCCACGGCTTTCATAATGTCAGCTGTGCCCTGCTCTGCAATAAAGGCACGTGATCGCCACAAGCCGCGCTGAGGCCTGCCGAAAACATTGGTAAGCAAGCGTGAGAAGTCGCTGTTGTTTTTTGTGCCTGCCTGGCTGAACAGTGCGCCAGCTGCATCTTTTTGCACCAAAGTGACTAATGGTGTGATGCCTTGGCCACGTGCACGGCCACCAACCATAATCTGCACACCTTTATCCACAGCGGTTTTGTCGTAAGTAAGTCTGCCCTTCTTGCCACTTTTGCTACGCCCCCAGCCGTGAATCATGCTCACGCCAATTTCTGCTGGAAATTGCTCACGGCCCTTTTCAAGCATTGCTGGGCTACTGGCCTTAATCTTGGCTGCAGCCTTAAAGCGTGCTGACTTGTCTAACTTGCTCAGCTCTGACAGTGCCTGCTTCAAGCCTGTAATTTCGGCAGTAGTTTCAAGGCTCATGCTTTGCGGCTTTCGTTTAAGAGCTTAATCGTGGTGTTTAGATCAGCAATATCAAACTCTACAGCAGGTGGCCACCAGCCTGTGGCTACTAGGAGACTTGCTAGGGAATGGCGGTAGGTTCCGCTTGGGTAGGGTTTGCCGGATCATTGTCCACCACTTCCAAAGTCACCAAGCGCTTAATGAAATCATCGAGCACGGCTGGCACTGTGATGGAAGCAAGTTTGGATGACTCGTACGCCATAAAGGCCAAGTCCTCAATGCTGATGCCTTGCTCGCCGATGGTGCTCGACTTGCGCTTATATTTGCGTTCCCATTGCACAATGACAAAAAGGCTGGTGGTGACTTCGTACGGGCCTTCGCCCGTGTCCACCTTGAGTGTTAATTTCATGTCGGGTTCCTTTGGTTATGGGGCTGTGATATCTCGCGCGTATGTGCCGCCAATAAACGACGCTGTGACCATACTGAGCTCTGCCACAGATCCTGTTATTGGTGTAAAATCAACTAATTGCATATTAATTATCGTATATTCTGGATTACTGGCTGACTCTGTGGTGCCTGATGGCGAGATGACTAACTGTGTAGTTCCTGTGCCCAAGTTGGCAAACAATGTCGCCTCAACTTCTCCAGCGCCATAGCTGAGATACATTTCAAGCTCTACAGAAACAGTTTGTAGACCTGGCACAAAACGATGGCCTGTATCACCAAAGGCTGTGCTTTCTAGTGAGTCCACGCCAAGTGTGATAGTTGCGCTACGGCACTGATCAGTTAAATCGACAGCTGCGCCACCAGTGGTAGGCGCAAGGTTTACGGTTGGGTTAGTTAGATATGTCGAAGTGGCCACGTTAATGCTCCTGTGTTAAACGGTGCCGGGTGCCGTATCTGTTGTTAGTTCTAGCAGATAATACTACTGCAGTTGGGTATCTCATTGCTTCTGTGCCTGCATAGCCATTTGTAGATCGTAAGCAGGGTAGGTAGCGCCACCTATTTCTAGTGATGACGGCTGGCCTGCCATGATGACAACGCTCGAACCAAGCACGGTAGCCACAATGCTAAGTATGTTTTCCAGCACATTTTGGGCTGCTGTGCCACTGCCAATAACACGCACGGGGATAGTTACGCGCACGATGTTGCCACCACCAGCGATTGTCTCAAAACTAGGGGCATCGAGAAAAACACAGTTAGGAACAATTTTTGTGGGATCACTGACACAACGGATGCCTGTTACTGCCGTAAGTGTGGCCTTGAGGTCTTGCATAGCCTCGTTGAGAAGCCCTGTGGCAGGCATTAAGCCACCTGTGGGCGGTCTATGCCCAAGAGCTGTTTAATCATCGGTGTCATGGCACTGACGGGCGCTGAGCCCATACCATCGAACGTGGCAAAAGTGTCCTGTACTGAGCCTCGCGCGCGCCACAATGCCGCTGCATACATAAGCGTACCCAGCGTGACATCGTGGCCCGGGCTTGTGGTCAGACTATCAAAATAGCCAGACTCCTGCCTGCGTCTAAAAGCAAAGTCGTTA